AAGAAAAAATTTGAGTTTATCCCTATTGACTGAGAGTTTTCAGCGCCACATTTGTCGCAAATCCAGTCCGTGTCTGTATTAAGCCCATAAGAAGGAGAGAAAATAACTTTCCTGAGAGCGGCCACATCACGTACCGTAGTACCTTCAAGGAACAGAGATATAATAGTTTTATCCGTAATCCCTTCTACTTCCAAAATATAATCAGGTAAAGATTCAATAACTTGCTTAATGGACTGAATGTTAGGTTCGTCTACAACTCGCAAAGCGGATACTCGAGCGGTCTTTTTAGAGTCAGGTAAAATTACAGTAGTTTCAGACTCAATATCTCCTTCTAGGTAATCAACTTTCATAGAAGATAATTGATAGCCTAAGCTAGTCTCGTGAGAGCAAGAATCACAATCCACAGCATATTCGTACTTTGAACCGTAAGATAGTTCTCTAATTTTATACAAGCAGAATAACTTATCCGGGACAGTTAAGTCTTTATAAGCAGGACCTTGTATACAATCTGCGAGAACATTGTTTAAAGCATTTAAAGCTCTATCACCTTGAGAGCCTGATTGTATTCTCTTTTCATCGGAAAACTTCAAGGCTCGGACTTTAACAGTATCAGAATCATAATCTGAGTACATTTTCCCAAGAGATGGAAGGTTGAACTCTACGTACGAGTCTACATTTTTAACGTTCTCAAGGAGGGACGCAACCGCATCTTTTATTTCTGATACTTGAGGCACAGTAGAGTTCGCAGGCGAAGGAGGAGCTGTAGGGGATGCCTCTGTTTTTCCTTCTTCAAATTCTTGAGCGAGGTCTACAATATTTTTACTTTCTTTATCTTTACCAAACATAATGTTACAAATCGTCATAAAGGACTATAATGACAATATATAATAGTAGCCTTATGAAAATTATAATAGATAATCTGGTTTCAATTTTAGAAACCGACCATGATAAGCTGAAAAGTATACTGGAGAAAAAGTACCAGTACAGGCCAGAAGGCTACCAGTACGTTACATCGTACAAAAGAGGGCACTGGGATGGCTTTAAAAAGTTTTTCCAAAAAACCACAGGAAAGTTCGGTACGGGTCTACTATCATATATTATATATGATTTGGAGGTAGGAAATATAGAGTATGAAATAGAGGATAAAAGAAAAAGTATAAACATAAAGGATTATACAGTATCTTCAATAGAATATAGAGATTACCAAAAACAGCTAATAGAAAAAGCTCTAGAAGAAAAAGGATGTATTATACAAGCCCCTACTGGTTCTGGAAAGACGGTAGTATTAGCAGGGCTTTTAAAAGCTTTAGAAGGCAGAACCGGTCTTATAGTTTTTAACAAGAAACAACTAGTCCATCAAACATATAAGTTCCTAACTAAACATGGATTTGACGTAGGAGTTGCTTTTGGAGAAGGAGTTGATGTTAAACCAATGACCTTATGTACTATACAGTCTATAGATAAAGTATTAGATACACACTTAAAACATTCAGAGTTTATCATTTTTGATGAAGTTCATGAATTTTCCAAAGGTAAACTAGCGACCAAAGTAATAAAGTCTTTCCCTAAGGCACAATTCAGAATAGGCATGACAGCAACAGTTCCCACAGATAAGATAGCTAAACTTACCTTAATTTCAGCTTTAGGTCCAGTAGTTAAAGAAGTAGAAGCTTCAGATTTAGTTGAGTTAGGGTTTTTAACTAAACCTAAGATTCATATCTTACCAGCTCCAAGTGTGGTACTTGAAGATAATGATTCTTATTTTGAAGTATACCGTAAGTCTATTACTGAAAATGATTTACGTAATCAGATGATATCAACTTTGATTAAGGATTTTAAAAAGAACCCTTCCAAGACTTTGATTTTAGTTAAAGACTTAGCCCATGCTGAGATTTTACAAAAACTTATACCAGATTCTTTAAAACTAGAAGGTAAAGATGATTTAGTAACTCGTCAAAAAACTATCGACCAGTTTGCAGCTTCTAAGCATTCCGTTTTAATAGGAACTACAATTATGCAAACCGGAGTTGATATCCCAGAAATAACTCACTTAATAAACGCTAGAGGTCTTAAGTCTGAAATAGCTACCTTACAGGCTTTAGGTAGAGCTTTGCGGATACACGAATCCAAATCAAAGGTTTATATTTTTGATTTTAAAGACCAAGCTCCCTATTTAAGCAAACACTCGAAAGAGAGAATAAAACACTATAAATCCCTAAACTTTGAGGTCATAGACCATGCGTAAAAAGAAAGAAAAATATAAAGTAAACCGTCTCGAAGAATTTGATATTGAAGAATTTCGTGATGTTATGAAGAATCTAGACAAACTTGTAACCGAGAATGTTATAACAGAAGATACTGCGAAGGTATTAACCAACACCATTGGCCAACTCACGCTTATACGTGACAAGCATATTGATGCTTTGATTAGTTGGCTTAAGCAGGATTATATCCTAGACGATTAAACTTCCTTAGCTTCTTCTTCAGAGTCTTGCTCACCAGTTAGCTCCTCTAGAGCGTTTTGTGCGGCTTCTAGGTCAGCTTTGGCTTGTTCGATTTGCTCATCTTGCTCTTCAACTTGCGCCTCTTCTTCTTCTACTGATTCCTCTTCAGCTGTCATAGACTGCCCTTTTGAAAAATCAATATCTTGAAATAGGTCTTCAAGGTCTCCGGCAAGGTCTATAATCTCTTCTTCGCTAATTGCAGGTTGGTCTGGCATTGCACTATCTGGGTCTTCAAGTTCTTCCTCAGGTGCTGCTTCTTCCCCTGCTGCCATTGGGTCTAAACCTTCCCCTACCAGTTTCTTTGGAGGTGGTTCCTTGTCTACTTTTTCGTCATCTCCTTGTTTTTCTTTCTTGGCTTTCTTAACTCCTTTCTTTTCCTTACCAATTTTCTTGTCGATTTTGTCTACATCACCATCGCCATCCATATCTGCTTCAGTGTCGTCGCCTTCTTTGTCATCTTCTTCTGGCTTTCCACCTTTCATTTTCACAGCTAGGTCTTTTGCTTTCTTAGCAACGGCCTTAAGCTTTTTAAAGTTTGGTGCGTCCGCTTCATCATCACCTTCCTCTCCTTCTTCTTCCTCGTCCTTGTCTTTACCTTTGCCTTTAGGGGACATCATATCTTTAACAGCTTCCTGAAGGTTGACAGGTTTCATGAAGTAGTTTAGCTCCTCGTCGTCAAATTCTACACCTTCAAATAATTCAGAGATGAAGTCTGAAACGTCAAGTACTCCAACACCGCTTTTGTTCTTCATATGAGAAGCAAACTCTTTAGCTATTTTCTGGTTAACGCCTCCATCTGATAAATGCTCAGAGAGGGTGTTAAACAGGCTTGCTTGGGCTTCTGCAAGAGTTTTAAACGAAGGTACCATCTTCAAATTGTTAATGTTAATGCCGTACTTAGTATTTAACATTTCAACAATAACTCCTTTCAGAGGCTTTTTAAGTTCAAAAATCTTAGATGTAAAAGTCTTAATATCTTTGCTGGATACGGTCCCTGGGTTAATTACGTCGTATGTGGACGCTAGTACTTCTTGTATCTCCCTCTTACTAGCGAGCGCAAAGTATGGGATTTCTTCGACAACACCTACTAGTTTCTGTTCAACTTTGTCAACGCCTTCGTAAATACAAGACGCAAGCTCTGAGATGTATTCATTATCATGCCAGGCTTTTGAAAGATTTCCTTTCGCGTTGATGATTTCTTTACGTACCAGTTCATTTTCGCAAATCATCTGGTATAGGTCTGACTGAGCGTTAGTTGGAACTACCATCTCAGACAATTGTTGAGAATCTTGTTTTGGTAGGTCATACGCTTTGGAGATGGCATTGTTAAGTTTTAAAGCATTTATTACAGTCATGCTAACCTCTTTAAGACCGTGTACCTCTTTCTTAATAGATTCCTTTAACTCTTGAATTTGTTGGAACTTTTCACTATTTGTATCAAAAATATTTTTATCTAAAGAATCTTTCGCTTTTTGAACTTGAGCACGATAATCATTGGCTTGGCTTCTATTTGTAAACGACGTAAGGAGGTCATCAAAACTTGCAGTGGCCGCTTCATAGTTGCTCTCTCTTAACATGCCTACAAAATCAGATTCTTTGGACTGTGTATAATTGTCCATATATTCATCTGAAAGAACCTCACTAAGCTGTCTAGTTTCAAAACCATACAATCTGATGGTGTCGTTAACCGTTTCAAAGGAACAACTTACGAGATTGTCGGACTCTGAAACTAAAGATAAAGAATTGGATTCATTATCTATTTTGAGGATTGCGAGATTCTCGCGAGTGCTTCGACTTAGATAATCTACTGCCTCATTAATTTTGGTAAGTGATTTATCTCGTGTATCGAAAATAGAAGTTAATTTGTAATTGGGATTGGCCATAAGATTGTGACTAGTATAGTATATACTATCGTTCAATGTGATTTTGGAGGTAAACTTTTATAAAACTTTATCCTTGAGGGGGTTGGGGTACGCCGCCGGCGGCAGGAGGTTGACCTGGAACAGGCGGAACTTCGCCTCCCTCACCTGGAGGAAGTTGTCCTTCCATTCCCGGAGGAGCCATTCCCGGAGGAGCCATTCCACCACCCATCATAGGCGGAGCTTGCTCGGCTTGTTGTTTAGCCATTTCTTCTTGGTCCTTCTTTAGTTGCTCTTTGATTTCTTTAATCTCAGCATCGCTAAAGTTGAAGTAAGTTTTGTAAATGTAATCGTCAGGAAATATCATTAAACCCTTTGCAGCCTGTACAATTCTTAACCTCTGCTCATCGGTTTCAAGTCTACGCTTTAAGAACATATCCGAAGGTGGGTACAAAGTCACCTTAAAGTTATTATACATTATTGCTGGAAAGCCTTTTAGTTGTAAGTGTCTACGACATAACTCTCTAAGACCTGACTCAATATCTCTCTGAAGCCTCATTACTGTTTTAGAGAACTTCACGTCCAGTTGGCTTAGGTTAGATTTCCGTTCGCCTGATTGCTCTTTTTCAACAATAAAGTCCTTTGGTACTTTAAGAGCGGCTAATAGCTTATCTCTAAAGTACTTAACGTCATCAACATCTCCTAGGTTCTGCGCACCAGGAAGAGTTTCAACTTTCGTTCCTTGTCCGTTTCTCGTGGGGATAAAGAAATCCTCATCCGCTGATAGAGGGTTGTACCTTTCATCAATAGAACCTGTATCTGGATTCCAAAACTTCTCTTTCTTAAACTTTTGTTTAATACGTTCCATGAAGTTCTCTACTTTACTTTGAGGTATAGAACCGGTTTCAATGTAAAACGCTCTTCTCTCTGGGGCACGCTGTAGTCTGTAAATAAGCATTGCGTCCTCCATCATTTTTAGAGAGTTCCAAGCTTGTATAGCAGGTGCTAAGATAGACTTTCCATAAGGGTAGTAATTAGCATCGGAAGTGTGGCGTCTAAAATGAATAAT